AAGACATAATACTACCTGTTAAAAATGATAATCGTCATCCTTCATGGAAAGAAGTAGAAACTCCAGAAAGAAAAGAAAAGATCCAACTTTGGGCTGGTGAAGATTTTGAGTTGTTTGGATACGAAAAATAATTCTTGACAAGTCCTGTTAAATTTAGTATAATATACATATGAAAAATTTAGAGGCATTAATCAAACAAGCAAAAGTTGCTTACTACAATGGTAAGCCTTTTATATCTGACGAAGTATATGATAGATTGCTTGAACAGTATGAAATCTCAGAAACAGTAGGAAGTGAATCCTATGATAATAGATATCCGCATGCCTATCGCATGTATTCTCTACAAAAAGTATATGCTGGAGAAAATGCACCACATTATGATGGAGAAGCACTTGTTGTTACTCCAAAACTTGACGGTGCTGCGGTAAGTCTACAATACATTCGAGGAAAGTTATCCCTTGCACTAACAAGAGGTGATGGCAAACTTGGAATGGATATTACAGACAAAATGAGGTATCTTGTTCCCTGTGAAATATGGACAGACGAAGCAGAAAGTACAAAAGTAATGCAGATCACAGGAGAAATAGTCGCACCACTTACAATTGAAAACGCAAGAAACTATGCAGCGGGTGCGCTAAACTTAAAAGACATCAACGAATTTAGAGAAAGAGATCTAACATTTATTGCATACGGAGTGCAACCATATCCAACGAATAACTATATCGAAGATATGCACCTTCTTTCTCAGTGGGGTTTTGAAACTTCCGTTGATGCAGACTACACAGAATTCCCCCAAGACGGAGATGTGTGGAGAGTTATAGACAATGATTACTTTGAGAAACTTGGCTATACCTCACACCATCCCCGCGCCTCCTTTGCCAAGAAAATACGACAAGAAGGAGTAGTTACAAAATTACTTGATGTTGTATGGCAAGTAGGTAAATCAGGATGTGTTTCCCCAGTGGGAATACTCGAACCAATCAAAATAGGCGATGCCACAGTAAGTAGAGCAACTCTACACAATATGGCAATCATAGACGCACTGGGATTAGAAATCGGATGCCAAGTAGAAGTTATAAGAGCAGGAGAAATAATCCCACAAATAGTATCAAGGATAGATTAATGGCAAAGTGGCCGAAGTCAGAAGAATGGAACGGAGGAGAAAGAAAACATTGGTTATTTGATAACGGATGGGAAATATCTTTAGTTAGATTTCCTGGCTCCTACGGATATGAAAATAAACAATGGGAGATAGGAATAATGTATGAAGGTCTTTTTGTAGACCCTCCCGCTGACCAAATGGAATATATCTTAAATGACTACGAGAAAATGGATGAAGGCATCTATGGTTGGTTAAAAGACCCTGATGCAGATAGAATAGTTGAAATGGTTAGGAGACTTAAATAATGTATTTAGCAATGGAATGTGAGGTATGTGGAGTACCTCGTTATCAGTGCGATTGCACTAAGGAACAATTAATGAAACAATCAGACAGAGTGGAATATCACACCTATCTAAAAGATGATCGCGAAGCAGTAGTATTTAAATACTCTGATGGTACTTGGGGTTGTGATTATTATGAAACTCAAGGAGACGATTCAGTCTTTATTGCTTCAGAGAAATATGAAGGACACAGCGAAAGCTATGCGGAGTCCGCAGCAGACAATTACTGTTTTCGAGTAAAGAACTTTGAAGAAAATCAAACTTCGTAGAGCAAAACCTCTACCAACAAAACCATGTGGAGAATGTAAATTCTATGAGCCTCTGCATGATATATCTAAAAATTTAACTGAAGGGTGGTGCAGAGTTGCCACTCCCACCCTTGTTTTATCAGAAGAAACTTGTAATAAGTGGCAAGTAAAAATATGAGTGGAGTTTATAATCAAACATATTTTAATAATCATCCAGAAGAACAAGAACGAGAAGGAGTTCTTTATGGAGTTATTCTAGTAAATACCCGAACCTTTGAGCGTGAATGTATCAAGGTTGGGATCGCCAGCGGAAAAGACTGGCGGCATGTAATCAAAAGAAGTCGTGGTTTTAAAGGGTATGAGTTGCGTATTCAACGAACTTACCACGACACCATCTACAACTGCTGGAAATACGAACAGGAGTTGCACAAAAAGTATGAGCACGATAGTTATGCTCCTCAACAAAAGTTTGGTGGGCATACAGAGTGTTTCAACATTCATTCTAAAATTTTATCGGACTTTCCAAAAAATAATTCTTGACAAATGGTTAGAAAGTTTGTATAATATTATCATATTTGGGAGAAAGACAAACATTGAGACAGATAGTACCGCCAACAAATTGTCCAGCATGCTCTAGTGTGCTAGAATTTGTAAACGACCAACTATTTTGTAAGAACAATGAGTGTCCTGCTCAATCATTTAAAAAGCTTGAGCACTTCGCAAAAACATTAAAAATCAAAGGACTTGGTCCAGCAAGTATTGCTAAACTAGGTCTTGAAGATTATCACGATATTTATTCATTATCCCAAGAAGAAATATCTTTTTTACTGGATTCAGAGAAATTGGGTACGAAGTTACACGCAGAAATAGAGAAATCAAAGAGCGTCGACCTAATCACTCTTCTTCCAGCTTTTTCGATACCGCTGATAGGCACAAGTGCTTCTAATAAATTAGCAAAACACATCTCATCATTAAATGAGATAACCCCAGAGATATGTACAGAAGCAGGTCTGGGTCAGAAAGCGGCGTCGAATCTTATTGATTGGTTAGTGAACTCTTTTCATGCCAACGAGTATTACAACTTACCCTTCTCTTTTACTTGCAAAAAGCAGGCAAAGGTCAGTCAGACTGACACTAAGGGAACAGTTTGTATCACAGGAAAGTTAAAAAGCTATCCTACAAAAGCAGCCGCACAGCAAGTACTAGAAAAATACGGCTTTGTTGTAAAGGATAATTTAACTAAGGATGTAACAATTCTATTAAATGAAAGTGGCATAGAAAGTTCAAAAACTAAGAAAGCAGAAACAATGGGTATAACAATATTTAATAATATAAATAATTTAATTAAGGAAAACTAATCATGGCATTACCAAAATGGACAGACGAAAGAACCCAAGCTCTTGTAGACTTTGTAGGTTCTGAAAGCCCTATTTCCCAATCAACAGTTGCATCAGCAGCAGAAGAACTTGAAACTTCAACAAGATCAGTTTCTTCAAAATTGAGAAAAATGGGTTTTGATGTTGAATTAGCTTCAGCATCTGCTTCTAAGTCTTTCTCAGACGAACAAGAAGCAACTCTTGCAACTTTTGTGCAAGACAACAGTGGAAACTACACCTATGCTGAGATCGCATCTCATTTCGAAGGTGGAAGCTTCTCTGCTAAATCAATTCAAGGTAAAATCCTTTCTATGGAACTTACAGAGCATGTCAAACCAGCTCCTAAAGTAGAAACAGTTAGAACTTATACTCCTGAAGAAGAAGCAACATTTGTTGAAATGGTTAACGGTGGATCTTTCGTAGAAGAAATCGCTGACGCACTTGACAAATCAGTTAACTCAATCAGAGGTAAAGCTCTTTCTCTATTAAGAAGTGGTGAGATTAACTCTATCCCAAAACAAAGAGAAACCAAAGGTTCAAGCAAAGCAGACGTACTTGCTGGCTTAGATATCACTGGAATGACTGTAGAACAAATTGCTGACGAAATTGGCAAAACAGTTAGAGGTGTTAAAACTATGCTAACAAGAAGAGGTCTACAATGTTCAGACTACAACGGCGCAGCTAAAAAAGAAATCGGTTAATTACTAATTAATTTCGTGTGGGGGATTCGTTCCCCCACTTTTTTGCTTAAAAAACTTATGGGAGAGTTCATTGAATATTGCGTCTGCGCTGATAAAACAAATTATTGTTCAGAAAGACTTAGACACATGGGCTAAGTTAAAAGAACATTACCTACCTGGCGAGTACCAGCCGATATTCCGCATCCTTGATAAACATATCGATAATTATCAGGATCTCCCCAAATTCGAAGATCTCCGTTATGAAGTGCGAGATCGAACCCTTCAAGAAAAAATATTTGCAATCGAATCAGTTGAAGTCGAGGTTGACGCTTGGCTATTACTTGACTATTTAAAGAATGAATATGCACAAGTAGAAATACTAGATGAACTTGATAAATATATTGACAACACAGTCGCAATGGCTAGTGCAGAAGAAAACATAGAACAACTCCAAGAAATAGTGTTGAGGGTAAGTGACAAGGTAGATGTCAAACCACCTGAAGAAAGTATGCAAAGTATATCTTTATTCGAGGACGACAAAGAACTATCGAGGTATTTACCCTTGGGACTCAATAGTGAGTACGATTCACAAATCCAGTTTTCACCTAAAGATTTAGTTCTAGTAGGTGGACGACGTGGTGCAGGTAAATCTCTAACCTGTTGTAATCTTGCAGCAAATGTTTATGAGTCAGGGCGCAGTGCTCTGTACTTTACTATAGAGATGGACAGTAGACAAATTCTACAAAGAATATGTTCAATTGCTACAAGAATCCCACTAAAACGACTAAGAAGTAAAACTCTTTCATCAGAAGAATGGAATTTAGTCGGTGGATGGTGGGCAGGTCGTTTTGATGGTGGACATGATTTATTACCAGAGTTTGAGAAAACTCATGACTTTGATGATTTTCATAAGAAACTTACAAAACTACCTTTACACAAAGAAAGACAACTAGATGTAATCTATGATCCAGCTCTTACACTTTCTAAAATTCAGTCCGAATTAGATAAGAAAATCAATCAATTAGATGTAGGAGTAGTAATAGTAGACTATCTAAACCAAGTTCGCAGGCATAATGCTCCAACACGAGCAGGACAATATGACTGGACAGAACAAATAGAAGTAAGTAAGAAAATGAAACTTTATGCACAAGAATATGAAACATTATTCTTTGCACCATACCAAACAGATGCTAGTGGTGAAGCTAGATTTGCAAAAGGTATCTTAGATGCTGCGGATGCGGCATATGCTCTTGAGACATGGGAACAACAAGATAACTGTATGACTTTTAATTGTACAAAAATGAGAAGTAATCGTATGGAAAGTTTTACAAGTGTAGTTGACTGGGAAACATTAAAGATTGGACCTCAGACAGCACTCAACCCCAAAGAACGAGAAGCCATAGAAAGTAGTATGGCAACAGGAGAAAACGTAGATGATCTATAATAAAGTTAGATCAGCAGCTTATGGCGAAGGTCGTAAGTGGTGGAAATTATACAGGCAACAAAGATGATATTATATACAGAAGCACAATTACAACAAGCATATAATGAGTATGCAAGAAATTTACAGAATGGAGTAGTAAAACTTCCATTACCAACAATAGAAGAATTTAGAACTATATTTGAACAAGAACACGAAAACAAATTATTTGATGATATGGAGAATCATTATGACTAAAACAGAAAAATTTGCACTGAAAGAATCAGTAATACAAGTAGGTGCAGCATTAGTAATTAACTTTCCATTGCAAACATTTTTATTATGGCTATTAATAGAACAATGGCAGTGGACTAGTGCATTTCTTATTTCTTTAGTAACTACATTTATTTTTACAGTAGTTGCACTAATCAGAACATATATGATTAGAATGGAAATAGAAAAAAGACGCAGACGCGGAATATGGAGAAAACAACAGCGTGGCAGCAGATAGAATTAGTAAGGAGTTGGCAGACAGAATACCTCTGCCACCCTGTACAGTAGAGACACAAAAAGTAAAATTTTGATTAAATCAAAAGGCAGTATCTCAAAATATACATAAAGTGCCTTTAAACCATAAGCTTATGGATAGTGTAGAACAGTTTGGTATTATGTCTCCTATATTAACAATGCCTCACTACTATCCAATTGCTGGTAGCCAAAGATTAAGAGCGTTATGGGAATTAGTAAGAACACATCCAGAAGGATATACTTTTAAAGATATAAAAATAGAAGTACATCGATTTAATGAAAATTGGTGGGATCTTATGTATCTATGGGGAGACAAAAAAGAAAGAGATAGAATGGTCGCTATATGGTTTCAAATGGCAGAATTAGTATGGAAAAGTAGATATTACATTCATACAACAGATGATGCAGGAATAAAAATGACAGAGTATGAACTCATAGGCGATGCATTAAAATGGACACACAAATCTACAGTAAAAGAAGACGTAGCAAAAGATGTATGAATTTTTAGAAAAATTTTTGGAAGTATTTACAATGACTATTGTTTTTATAATAGTGGTTAGTAGTATTTTTGTTATGTTAGGAATAATAGTATGACAGTTGAGGAACTACTACAAGAACGAAAAGTAAATTATAAGTTGTCTCCAGCAGACTGTATTGTATCATGTCTAAATCCTGAGCATGATGATAATAATCCTAGTATGAGGATTGATAGAATAACAGGTGTTTTCAACTGTTTTTCTTGTGGCTTTCGTGGTAATATATTTAATTATTATGATGCCCCTTCGAATCCTTTAGATATTCGCAGAGAGAAAGTTAGAAGAAAGATAGAAGAAAAAAGAGCATCTTCCGTAGGATTGAAGATGCCAAAGAATTTTATGCCCTATGTAGGTAACTGGAGAGAAATAAAACCAGAAACTTATAAAAGATTTAATGCATTTTTGCATCCAGACAAACCCTTTACAGGCAGAATTTCTTTTCCGATCAAGGACTTGACAGGTCGAATAGTAGCATTTAACTGCAGAACTCAGTCCCCAACTGAAGTTCCAAAGTATTTATTCCATCCCCCAAAGGCAGTGCTACCTCTATTCCCTGCTCAAGTCCGCCCTATAAAAGGAAGAGTTATTCTAGTAGAAGGTATATTTGATGTTATGAATTTATATGATAAAGGTTTGGAAAATGCAGTATGTTGTTTTGGAACACGAAACATTGATGTAGAAAAACTAAAACTACTAAAAATGCAAGGAGTATCAGGTGTAGATTTGCTTTTTGATCCAGACGATGCAGGTCAAGAAGCCGCCATACGAGTACAAGAATTATGTGATATTGCAGAAATATTACATAAAAATATAAAAATACCAAGAAACTTAGGGGATGCAGGATCACTAAACAAACAGAAAGTAAAAGAATTAAAGGAGAATTTATATGGCTAAAGTAGCCCTCATAGAAAATAAACCAAGTAGACAGGACTTTGTGCAACTATTTAATAACGAGTTTGAGTTTGATAGATATGCACTTTGTTCTGATCCTACAATTAAGAAAGTATTAAAACGAGATTGTGACATTGATATAAATATAGATGAATATGATTGGGTTATACTTGTTGGATCAGAAGCACTTAAATTTTATACAAAACAAAACTCAGTCACAGAATATAGTGGTAGAATTGTAGACGATAAGTTTCTACCAGTAATTAATCCTGCTATGTTAGCTTTTAAACCAGAAGCAAAGAAAACATGGGAAGAATCTTCTAGTAATATTGCAAAGTATATCAAAGGAGAACTAAAGCAAGAAAAGTTAGGAGAAGATAGAGCATATGGTATAACTGAAAAAGAACCTTTTATGGAGTTCTTAGACAAAGCATTAGATGCACCTTTTGATTTTATAGCTCTTGACTCAGAAACAACAGGTTTATATCCTCGTGATGGATATATGCTCGGTATAAGTATATCTTATGAGCCAGAGCATGGTGCATACATTACTACAGATATTA